GATGACCTTATAGACGACCTGATTCTGATAGCGGATGATGTCGTGCCCGTGGTCGATAGTTGCGGTTTGCAGCTTCTCGTTTGCGGTCGCCATCAGTCTATTTCCGCCAGGATCATGATTAGCGCCATTGCCTCATCGTCATTGATTGCCGTCAGTGCGGATTGTGTCTCATCAGATATAGACAAAGCGGCTTGTGTCTCATATTTCGGCTTCTGTGAGATGATAGACGCAAGTTTATCAATCGCATCCGGCGCCAGTTCTACCGGCTTCGCTAGTTCTTCCGGCGCGACAACGGATAGCCTTGCGACCAGCTCGGCATATTGTCGATTAGTTTCTTCTTCGGATATTTGCTCTGATTCAACCTGAGCAAGCCGCGCCAGTGCTTCGGCGCGTTCCTTTTCCAGCTTGCGCTGCTTCGCCAGTCGTTCGCTTTCCTTGGCGATGATCTGGCGTTGCTGCGCAACATTGAGCGCACCGCCAGATTGATCCTGTTCTACCGCAATCGGCAGCAGGCCAATCGAGGCGATAGCGAGCGCACTGAAGCCGATTCCGAACGAGACAACTGAGCGCGGATTAGACACGTTGCACCGTCAAGGTATCAGTACCGGAAACGGTCAGATGAATATCACCCACATCAATGCTTGTGTTGGTCTGCGTCAATGCGTTGTCAGGATCAAGCCCCAAGCGTTGCCACACTTCTGCAATCATCGTGTCCGGGTCAATTGAAGGCACCATTGCTGCCCCGGTGCGAACTGCGCCGCCGGTCGAAATATCCTGACTGATCGTCCCGACAGTCAATAGTGTTGCGCTGGTCGATAGCGGTTTAGTTGCATCAAGTTCCATTCTTGCCCATATCTCTGCTAGACGAACCATTGATGCCGCAGTGATCGTGTTAGAGTCACTGATAATCGAGGCGGTTGCGGTCAGCGTGTCGCCATTTTCCGACAGAGACGCCGAACAGGTAATCGAGATGCTGACCGCTGAAACAACGGTATCGCCGGACTCGACCGCATTCATCGCAGCGGATAGCGCGATCGCTGCCTGTGCGGATAGTTCGTCGCCAGCCTCAGATTCCGACAGCGCCGCAGCGATTGCCGCATTAGCGACAGCGGCCAGCGTATCAGACGCTTCTGAAACATTCAGCGATGCACTAATGCCATCGACTAGCGTTGCCGAGGCCGACAGCGAATCAGCCGATTCCGTAAGCGATGCGGTTGCCGTGATTTCAACAACGGAAACACCAGAGATCGAATCGCCGGCTTCAGTCAGTGTCGCCGTGGCGTTGATCGTGACCGATGCTGAACCGGATGCGCTATCTGCTGATTCTGTATAGCTAAGGCTGGCCGACAGTGGAACGGATGATGATGCAGATAGTGTGTCGTCAGATTCAGTAACAGACAGCGAAGCATTAACACCATCAATGATCGTTGCCGATGCTGTAACGGTATCCGATGACTCCGTAACGCTCAGACTCGCGAAAATCGCCACCGTTGCAGCAGACGACAGCGAATCATTGGACTCAGTAACCGCCAGGCTTGCCGAAAGCTGAACATTCGCCGCAGAAGTAACGGTATCCGCTGATTCCGTCTGTGCCAGCGTTGCGCCGATGGCGACTGGCTTGAACAGCGGGATTTCTTCAGGCTCGAAGATCTGCCACGGGTTTAACGAAAGCCTGATCAGCGCGGCATCGTCAAAACATTCGTTTGGCGAGATTGCAAATAGCGACACGTTTGACGGGCTGGTCCCTGTTCCTGAGGACGTATCGTACCCGCACACAACAGCGTCCCCGGAGTGGTCAAAGGATTGTGCAGAGGTTCCTGAGGTCAGGATCCCGTTGTATGCAATACGCGCCCTTCCGGTCGTCCCGTTATAAGACCACGCGATTCTTGCCGTGTTGTTTGCCGCAACAGCATTAGTTGTCTCAATAATAACCGCGATGTTTGCTTTAACTAGCCGGGCCTTGTTGCTGCCATCTATGTCCACATAAAAGTCGCCATTTTTCCACGCCGATGCGCCTGTGCGAAACAGCGGCATCGAAGGCCAGCTAATACACTCAATGACGCCACTTGATACGCTGAGATCAAGCGCACTAGAACTGCCGAGTGAAACCCCACAATTGGGGACGCCGGTCGCTGTTTGCAACCAGATCGTGCCGAGTTTGTTAACAGAGGCTGTCGTGTTGTTCTTAAATTGCGCGACTGGGCTGGCCGTGCCGAAAACGCCAATGCCGGGGATACATACAGCAGCAAACTGGCCCAGGGGATTCCTTGGGTCAATCTTTACTAGCTGGCGCGGTTGTCGCGTCCACTCCTGCTCAATGAATGTCAGCTTCGACGCCATGAATCAGGTCGCGTCTTCGACGGTGTAGCTGCGTAGCTTGACAGTATTCCCGCTGCTCGCCAGTGTCTGCCCGGTGTTGTTTTTGAGCGCAACCTTGAAATCCCCGACCGGCAGGCGCACGCGGTCGATAATGAGGTAACGGGCAGCCAATGCGCCATCATCAAGCGATGCCGATCCGACGAAGTAGTTGTCGAGGCATTCGTCCGTCGTCGCGCCGTAGTTCGTGCCATCAAGTTCCGGCACAAGATAGATCGCCACATAAGCACCCGCCGCACGGTTCGTTCCCTGTGCCGCGAGGTAGATTTCCACCTGCGCGTAGAGGTCGCGGGTGCCTGCGGTGTCGTTGTCCTGTGCAGCGGACAGCGCAGAAACTGACCCGCTGGTCAGGCTGTTTAATTCAGTCGTCAGGACGGTTGCAGCGGTTCCCCGTGCGGTGTAATTGGCCGGCATGGCTTAGTACCTGTTCAGCATGTCGCTGATTTCGCTATGCGACAAGGTGCCGGTCCAGTTCAGCTTGATCGCGGTCACGGTGTTTTCCGTAGCCGAATTTCCACCAAGGTAGTTCTCGGCATTCGTTGCCTTGCGCGTGCAGGCTTGCAGCACAGCGACGGAATTGGTATTGCCCCAAATGTCAGTTACAGCCTTGCGCATCTTGTTTCGGGCAAAATCAATCGGCGCGAACTCAAGCAGCAGCTTCCACGAATCACGTTTTCCGGCAGACAGGCCGTCGAACTTGGTCACATCGCCAGCCTCGAACAGCAGGCGATTTGTCATTGCCGGCTGCCAGGCGTCGACCGCCGAGGCGGCATTGCACCACTCAGCCAGCCCGACATCGTTACGGATCGCCATCATGGCGACCACGCCGGCGTCTGTTTCGGCGCGCAGCGCGGCGGCCAGGGCTTGTTTCTTGGTTTCGGTCATCATTATGTATTCGCCGCCGTAAGAGTAAATGACGTAACCGTAACCGTCTGACCGGACGTAATAGACCCATTAACCTGAAGATCGCCGGAACCGACGCCAGCCGAGCCTTGGATGTGGCAAACGGTATCGCCGCTGTTGTAGATACGGAACGATGCCGGCGCGGTTGCCGAACCAGCCGAGGCAGTGCCAGTCCAAGAGCCAAGCAGCGTCTTGGTCGTACCGGATGCGGCATTCATCCAATCAGATGGTAGGGTAAGCGTAGCAAGCAAACCTGTCGGCGCAGCAGCGGCACAGTTAGCCGTCGGCGCACCAGAGTAGATTTTTAGCAGCGCCGATGCGCCTGTAGTGGATTCGACCAGATCAAGCCGGCCAAGGTAGATATTGCTTGAATATTGCAGAGCCATTTGTGCTACTCCTTTATTGGACGGTGTGGGGCGTTATTTCCGCCCCGGTGATTGCCCCGTTTGCATCGCGGGTAATGGTGATTTGCTTCTTAACCTGCCTTTGCTGATCCGTGATGATTGATTGTTGCGACTGGGGCTTTGGCGTGTTGATTAGCTGAGTTAGCGCGTCGATTCGTGCGTTGATTGACGATAGATCGACTTCAGGCGCTTCAGGTTTTGCGCTCAACGCTGCTACTTGCTCTGAAAGCGGACGGATTAGCTCAGTGATTGCGGCGCGAATATCTTCTGTGTCGTCAGGATCGGTTTCAATCTCGGCAACCTTCGCCGACAGGTCAGCAACAGCCTGTTTTACTTCCGTGATGCCTTGATCGAACGCCGACATGTCGATTTCAGCGGTCTGCGGTTCGTCTGTCTTTGCCGATAGTTCGGTCACTTGCTGCGACAGGTCAGCCAGCGATTGCTTGATGGCTGTATCGTCATACGCGACAGGTTCGGGGACGCTGATTCCTTCGATTGCCGTCAGCACGGGCGATAGATCAACCGGATCGGGAGGAGTCGGCGGCTCTTCCATCATGCCGAGCGCGGCGCCCTGCCCGTCAATGCGCTCCTTTTCGTCGTCCCATGTCGAGTCAGGCGCATAGATGCCCCTGCGCTTGAGTTCGTTAAAGTATGTTTCATCGGACAACTTGCCGGCCTGGTTTGTCTTCAGCAACAATTCGGCGGAGGCTTCTGCCAAAGTGGCGGCGCCGAAGTCTTTGAAGACTGCAACATTGCCGCCTTCGGCCTCGCCTACCCAATCGGCCATGTATTGCAAGCACTGGTCTAGCGCGTCTTCCATATCTTCAGCAATACGCTGTAACGTACAGCGGTTCGCCTGATCCTCACTTGTTACCTGAGTTGCGGTCACATCGCCAGGCTTCAGCACGAGCAATTCCGCGCCCGTCTGCCGCATGCGTTCTTCGAGGTCAAGAATCGACTTGCGGCCTGCCTCAATCGCCGAACCGGAATGTTCGACAAACTTCATATCGCCATTCATCGGGATTTTTACGGCTGACTTGGATCCGACCGTAATCGACGTGTTGTCATCGGCGCCGATGATGGTCAGGATCGGCACCCGAGCCACATGCAGGATGGTCTGCTGATCGCTGGAAGACTGCCAGTGCTCAACGTTCTGATAGGCCAGTTCGACCAACGGAGGAAGACCGACCCCGGTATCCTTGCGGATGCCGTAGAAGAAGACGAACGGGATTTCGTTGAGTGTCGTCAGGCCATCTTCATAGACTGACCAATCATCTTTTTTGTCTTCCTTGCGCCAGACTTCCCATTTGCCAGGATAGAGAACGCGCACTTGCTAAACGACCTTCTCGCCAAACTCGCCATCATCTTCAGTCACGGTTTCCAATAGGCGGAGCTGAGTCAGCTTTTCGTAACCACTGATAATCGTCGTCTTCCACCCGAGAACAGTCCCAGGTGCGTAACGGGTGAAATACGGACGGGCTGCGGCGGCTTTCTCATCGGCCTGAGTGCGAATGTTCGACACTTTCGGGTAATCGACCAATACGCCGGAGATACCGTAAGCGACGACATCGCGCGACAACTGGCCGGCGAAGACATGCAGGTTATGGCCCTTCAGGTCGCAATCGTTCAGCCAATCGACCATGCGGGCAGGCACGTTATCAGCGAGCGTCAGAGGACGGCTGAATGGCTTTGCGGCCATGACTTCCACAGTACGGGCGAAGGCCGGATACAGCGTTGCTGTGGCGAGTCGTGCGGTGTAACTATCAGCGTCTTCATTGGGCCACTTCGGAAGGTATTGCTCGCCTGCATCGCGCATGGCTGCTGTGCCGCCTTGCAAGGAGGTAAGAATAGGCCAATGGCGAGACTGTGCTATGACGGCGGCGGATTGTTGTCTTACAGATTTAGTCATAAAGTCGCCCGCCGCTGAGTAAATATTTTGCTCGCACCTTCATGTCTAACTTGTTCCATTCAGAGCGTTTAATTCTTTCAGGGCGCGCCATTTTCCAAAGATCGCCAAACGATGCGGCACGAGCATTAATGCCGTGTTTTGAGATAAGCGAATTCGCGGCCTCAGCCGCAACGTCTCTAGGATTGTTAGAACCGGCGCGAATAGATGCGGCGCTGGTGCTTCCCCATGACTCTTGTTTCATGTTCGCCTGCCATTTCATCCCGGCATATTCGCCTTCTTCTACCCATACTTTCCCATACCCTGCATCGTGGTTATTCATGTAGATTCGTTTCTGACCCGTTCCCGGGTGTGTCCATTGCGATGCGTCATGAAAAAATGTTCCATCAGTCCATTGACCGCCAGCCGGAACGCCCGCTGGAACTCTCGGCTGAGCTGGGTTATATGGCATATAAAACCTCAAAAAACTATTGCAACACAATTAAATTAGTGTATAGTGAATACATCAAACAACGAAACACAACCGGAGATAATCATGAGCAAGTACATCAACAACGGCCAGCCGACGAACACCTGGCACGGCATTACTGCGGCTTCCCTGCTTCGCCGCTGCGAACAGGCCGATGAACAAGAATCTGAAGCGATGAGCCTTGTCGCCAGCTTGATGCACGCCGGAGAACAGATCACCGAATCAGAGTGGTCTGATGCTGAAACAGCACTGAATTCTGTCGAAAAGCGACTTGTTAAAAACTTTACTGGCGAAGTAAAACTTAATCGCTACGGCCAGCCGCATGGCGGAACTCACCCGGCGCTGATCTAAATGTCAGAAGAAAAAAAACGCTCGCCTGGCCGCCCGAAAACTGGAAGACAAAGCCCGCTTGAAGCCAAGCGGGTTCTTTTGTCAATTGGTGGTCGGGTTCTTCAATATCGAATAAAGCCTGAGCCAAACGCGGCCCTTGTTCTGCTTGAACAATCAGGAAGGTTCAAAACAACAACTGAAGCCCTAGATTTTGCTGTGAGCTTCGCTGCTAAATTCTCACTTAAATGAAAAAACCGCCCGGAGGCGGTCTGTTGCTTTGTTTTGTTGCGTCATATGCGTAGCGAAGTGACGACTACCTTGCGACTGATAGAAGGCCACTCAACGTCAATGCAGTAACCGATTGCGGTCGTAATGTGCTGATATTGGTTCTTCTGATCTTCCTGAAAGGTTGATCCTTCCTGAAGCTGAACCGTTGATAAGCCTTTGTCGCACCATTTTGCAGTTACGGGATTAACGAACAGCGTTCTAGTGTCGTCTGCCGTGCAAATCTTCGCCCGTACCGCGTTTTGTCTATCCTTGATGGATGGATGCGCCGGTCTTACCTTGCGCGTGAATTGCCATCCATTGCTTCTCAGCACGCCTTCAATGTCGGTGTAGTCGGATGCATGCCCGTGCTTCTCGCCAGCCTGCCCTGCCGGATCGCCATAGATAAGCACATGGCGGTTCTGATGGTCTTTGTACTTTTCGACAAACTCAAGTGCAGACTGCTTTGATACCGCGCTGGTCAATACGATTTCGTCTAGCAGATAAAGCGACTCGTCACGGCGAACGCCGATTGCAGACGATAGCGGCGTGAAGTTCTGGTCATGCATCCACATAAGCTGCTCATGTGGCTTAATCGTTTCGCTGGTGTGGTTCTCTATGCCGTAGTCTTCATAGATTCGCCCCGTTGCACCAACGAAATCGGCTTCGTATTCTTGCTGATATTGCCGCTTGGACATTTGCCGCTTGGCTGCGGCGATTGTCTCGGCGGGAAGAATCTCAGAGCTTTTCCAGTGGAAACACTTCCACTCAGGATCATTCGCAGACATGGCATATTGCGCCATGTCGTAATAATGATTCAGGCCATCAGGAACTCCAATCAGCCAGCACCATGCTTTATATCCTGGTCGCGTCGGATTGAACGTATCGAGCGCCGGGCGGATATTAGATTCCCATGCCTCTGCCTTGATGTCGGCAATTTCATCCACCACGCCACCTGACCAGAATACGCCCTCGATACGCTCTGGGCGGTCTAGCCCAATCAGTTGCACTTGCGTCCCGTTGTCCAGAAAGATGATTAGCTCACTCTCTGACGGCGCCTTGCTGCATAGGCTGGATAGACACAGCTTCTTCATGTCTGCCCAATAAATCTTTTTGACCTGATCGCGTGTCGGTGCAGCGATGAAATACATCTCACCAGGATTCTCCATTGCCATCTTTGCAATGAACCGTTTAGCACGCTCCGTCTTTCCTGATCTTCTGCCAGCCGGAACAACTGGAAACCTGACGCCGTTACCCACGGCGCGCATCAGGTCTATCTGTATCTGATGGTCAATCAGCCGATACCATCTGGCGAGTTCGCGCTTAGTCTGTAGTGACGTTGCCATCAGTCAGGCAAAAGAGATGCAATCTCTCTCAACAGATCATCCTTGTTTGAATCTCCGGCGCCATCGGCGGGTTTCTCTCGCCACTTTTCAGGCTGACGATTCTTCAGCCAAAAGATGCATGCGGTCGTATCAGGGGGGTAATGCTTGATGGTCGGCGTAATGACGACTTCGCCAGCGATGGCACGGATGTCGTCTTCAGGATGGCTATATCCAAGTGCGCGATGGTAAAGGCTGGCGACAACCTCTGCGTCTGCAAGACCCTTCCCTTCTTTTAAGGACTGAAAAAACTCAGGGTAATCAGACTTCCAATTATTCAGAGTGTGTTCTGTAACCTCAAAGAATTTTGCCATCTCTATGTCGGTCATGCCGAGCATTGATAGTTTTCTGGCCTGTTCAACAAACTCAGGGCGGAACTTTGATGGCCGCCCCATCTTCTTGGCGGTCATAGTCAAATTGCCTTTCAGTAGGTTGGATGTGCGACCATACCGTCTAACGCTTTCG